GTGCTCAGGCCCTCGACTCTCTGGGCGTGTACGCCATGTTGGCTCACGGAGCGAACGCCAACATGCGCGAGATGCAGACCTACAAGAGCAACGCCGAGAACAACGATCAGTTCTGGTCTGCCATCCAGTCCGGAGATCCGCTTCCTCCGCCCAGGCCAACCTTCGCCTACAACAAGTTCGCCGGCCTGATGAAAGCAATGGGCGTGAATATGGTGAAGGAGGGCAACCACGTCAACCTGATGCCCCTGACCGACAAGCAGGTGCTTGAGATGAGCAACGGCGAGATCAAAGACGCTGGCCGGATGGTCATCGGCAAGAACCTCAAGGAGGAGAAGGGCGGGCAGTTCGACAAGGACGTGACTGGTGGCAAGGACGGCACCAAGTGGAGCCACATCAAGCTGCCGGAGCCGATGCCGAACCCCGTGTTCGAGAAGTCGATCCTCGCGCTGACCGGGCTGAAGCAGAAGGAGCTTGACGGTCTGATGACGGGCAAGTCCGCCATAGATCCAAAGACGGGCAAGTTCACGTCACCGGAGAACGGCGTGTCTTCCGGTCCAGCCGTGGCGCACCTGCTCAAGAAAATCGACGTGGCCAAGGAGCTCACCTCCGCGGAGGCCGAGCTGCAGAAGCCGGGGCTGAAGGGTAACCGACTGGACCGTGTCAACAAGAAGGTCAAGTACCTACGCAACCTCCAGAAGCTGGGGATGACCCCAACCGAGGCCTACATGACGGAGCACGTCCCTGTGCTGCCGCCGTCGATGCGTCCCATCTCCGCGCTGCCAGACGGCACGTTGATCAACGACGACCTGAACCACATGTACAAGGGCCTCGGCGTGATGGTCAACAAGTACAAGGACATCAAACCGCACGACCTGCCGGAGGAGTACAACAACAGACGCGCCGCGATCTACGATGGGATGAAGGCGCTGACCGGGGTGGGCGGACACCTGAACCGCCGATACCGCGGGGTGCTGGACATCATCAGCGGCAAGACCCTCGACAAGGACACCAAGCAGAAGGGTGGGGCGCCTCGCGACAGCTACTTCCAGTCCAAGCTGATCAAGCGCAAGCAGGACATGAGCATGCGCTCCACCATCATCCCGGAGCCCGAGCTCGGGCTGGACCAGGTGGGGATCCCCAAGAAGGCGGCGATGGAGATCTACAAGCCCTTCGTCGTTCGCGAACTGCGAAGCATGGCCGACGTCTCTCCTCTCAAGGCTCAGCAGATGGTCAAGGACAAGGACCCTCTGGCCACCCGAGCGCTCGAGCGTGTGGTCTCCGAGCGGCCGGTGATGCTGAAGCGCGACCCTGTTCTGCACAAGTACGGGGTCCAGGCCTTCAAGCCGGTCCTCACCTCCGGCAAGGCCGTGAAGATCCACCCGCTCGTCACCAGCGGCTACAACGCCGACTTCGACGGCGACACGATGAGTGCCTTCGTACCTGTTGGGCACGAAGCCGTGCAGGAGGCGAAGAAGATGTTCCCCTCCCGCAACCTCTTCAGCCCGGCGACGGGGCAGCTCATGTACCGTCCGACGCACGAGAGCCAGCTCGGGCTCTACACGCTGACACAGGAAGGCAAGAGCACAGGCAAGAGCTTCAAGTCGGTGCAGGAGGCGGCCAAGGCTGCCCAGGGCGGGCAGATCGGCATGAACGACATGGTGACCATCGGCAAGGCGCGGACCTCCGTGGGACGCGCTCTGGTCGCCAACGTGCTGCCGAAGCCTCTGCAGTCCGACGTCCTCAACGGACGCACTCCACTGGACGGCAAGGGGCAGTCCGAGCTGCTGAGCCGTGTCGCCAAGCAGCACAAGAACGACTTCGGAGACGTGGCCAACAAGCTCAAGGACCTGGGCAACAGGTACGCCACCACCAACGCTGTGTCCATCGGCCTCGACGATATCAAGGCGGACAAGTCTGAGCGCGACCGCATCCTCTCCGCTGCTGACAAGAGGGTGGCCGAGATCATGTCGGGGAAGGGAACGCAGGAGCAGAAGCAGAAGCTCAAGGCCCAGGTCTACGACCGCGCCTCGGAGCAGATGATCAAGGCCATCGAGCAGAAGCACGGACAGCAGGGGTCAGCCATCTACACCATGATGCAGGCAGGGGTGAAGCCGAAGATGGGAGCCTATCGCCAGATCACTATGGCTCCGATGCTGATGATGAACGCCAAGGGCGAAGTCATCCCAGACCCGATCAGGAAGTCCTGGTCCGAAGGCCTTGACGTCGGCGACTACTGGACCCAGATGAGCGGCGCACGCAAGGGTGTGGTGCAGAAGGTCCAGTCCGTGCAGCAGCCGGGCTACTTCACGAAGCAGGTGATCAACTCGGTGATGAACAACTCCGTCGGCACCGACGACTGCGCCACTGGCAAGGGCATCAGCCTGCCGGTGGATGAGAAGGACATCCTCGATCGCTACCTGGCTTCTGACGTGCGCTCTGGGTCGAAGACCTTCAAGGCTGGCACATTGGTCACGCCTGGGATCCGCGACAGCATGCGGAACAACAAGGTTCGGCGCGTCGTGGTGCGCTCTCCTCTGCGCTGCGAACACGGGGACGGGGTCTGCGCGAAGTGCTACGGACTGGACGAGGACGGCACCAGCCCTACGCTCGGCAAGAACGTAGGCATCATGGCGGCCCAGTCCATCGGTGAGCGGGCCACGCAGCTCTCGATGCGCACCTTCCACGAGGGCGGCATCGCCCCGGTGGGGAAGAAGGGGCGACAGGCGGCGGCGCTAACGGACGAGTTCAACCGCGTCCAGCAGCTCACCCAGATGCCGAAGCACGTTCCAGGGGCGGCTCCGCTGAGCAGGGTGAGCGGCAAGGTCACGAAGGTCCAAAAGGACCCGGCCGGAGGAACCAACGTCTTCATCAACGACGTGCGACACTACATCCCGCAAGACCGCGGAGACCCCCTGGCTCATGTCGGAGATCGACCGCAGCGCATCCGTCGCGGGATGCAGATCAGCAAGGGCTCACCTCTCTCTGCCGGCCCGGTGAACGTCAACGACATGCTGCCGCTGACCGGGATCAACAAGGTGCAGGGCTACATGGCGGGCCAGCTCTACGACCTCTACAAGGGGGAGGGCATCCGCCGACGCAACATCGAGACGGTGGTCAAGAGCATGACCAACCTGACGCAGGTGAAAGATCCTGGAGACCATTCGGAGGCCATCCGGGGCGACTTCTTGCCCACATCTCAGGTGCAGGTGCTCAACAAGCAGCTCGCTGCAGCGAAGAAGAAACCCATCGTCCACACCCCAGTCCTCAAGGGCGTGAAAACATTGCCACTCGACATGCAAACCGATTGGATGGCAAGATTGAACCACGAGGACTTGAACGCTACGATCGTAGACGCGGCGAACCAGGGGTGGACGAGCAACATCCACGGCAAGCACCCCATCCCGGCACTGGCCTACGGCGCGGAGTTCGGGAAGAAGAAACCGTACTAGGAGATCGAAATGGAAGACACGGCATACATGACGAAGATGGCCACTTCCTTTCTCGACGAGCTCACCGAGATCGAGAAGAAGGGCTTCAACCCACTAGGCTTCCTGCGCGGCGGAGTCAGGAACATCGGCAAGGCCATGGCGGCCAAGGGTGGCACTGGTCTGGCAGCTCGCCTGGGTGGCAAGGGTGCTGCTCGAGCCGGTGGGCTCGGTGCTCACATCAAGCAGATCTACGGCGCCGGCGCCAAGAAGGCGATGGGTCAGGGGGGCAGCGGCATGCTGGGTGGTCTTGGCGCTGTTGGCCGGTCACGTTACGGTCAGATGGCTGGCGCGTTGGCGGTTCCTGTGGCGGCGGGCTACGGCCTAAGCAAGCTGACCAGCTAGCCTCCACATGCCGGCTGAAGTAGGACCAAAGGCGGTCACCAGCACCGCCAACTCTCCGACCAAGACGGAGCAGGACCCCGCTTGGATTGAGAAGGGCGTGATCTATAACGTCGACCTGAAGAATTTCACAGTCGACGTGCTGACGGACTACGAGTCCAAGCCCTTCACGAACTGCCAGGTCGCCGCTCCGTACTTCCACACGCACAACGGAGAGGGCATCTTCGCCATGCCGGAGGTGGGGGCGTCGTGCCTGGTCTGCCAGCCGTCGGACGACGACACGCCCTTCGTCATCGCCTACATCGGGGCCTTCGAGCTCGAGGGGGCGAAGCAGGACAACCTGGAGGACAAGGCTGGAGAAGTCGATACGGAGACGGAGGAGCTCGAGGACACGCTGAAGAAGCTCGGCACAACCTCGACCACCTCAACTGGATCCAGCGCCAGCAAGGCCTCCGGCGCGTCTGCTCGAGCCGGCCGACCCTACATGAACCCTGGCGACATCATGCTGCGCACGCGGGACGAGAACTTCATCGCCCTGCGCCGCGGAGGTGTGGTGCAGATCGCAGCCACCCCGACGTGTCAGACGATCTACGTGCCGCTGAAGAACTTCATGCGGCACTTCGCCGAGAACTACGAGGTGAACACTCCAGGAGGAGAGCTCGAGTGGACGGTGCAGCGCCAGGAGAACGACCCAGGCGGGAAGGCTCCAGTCCTGTACCGGCTCACGTTGAGGGACAAGGCTCAGAACGACAAGGCCGACATCCAGATCAAGATGGGGCATGTCGACGACGACGTTCGCTACGAGCTGACGGTTGCTCCGGAGAACATCACGGTCGGCGACGGGAAGGTGTCCGGGACTCCCAAACTCAAGATGACGATCAACAAGGACGGCGACCAGACCTTCGAGATGAAGGGGACGCTGGAATACACGATCGACAAGGACCGCAAGGTCACCATCAAGGGTTCGGACACCGTGGAGGTCACCGGGGCTCGCACACTCAAAGCCCTGTCCATCATGCAAGAGGCCAAGGCCGCACACACGCTCAAGGCGGCGACGAGCACGGAGACCATCACAGGGGCCAAGACCATCACTGCGGCACAGGTCTCCCTCGGATCTGCTCCTGGCGCGTCTGCTGTTCTGGGCGAGGCCTTGGTGGCCTGGCTGGCCTCTCATGTCCACGCCCCGCTATGGATCAACCCTGACCCGAAGGCGGCCCAGCTCGACAAGATCCTGTCGAAGACGATCAAGATCTCCCCATGACGATTTCCGAGAAAGCTCTAGCAGATCTCCTGCACAAGTACTTCACCTCCCTCGAGCCAGTGGGCAAGGATGTCACGCTCAAGAACGAGATGAAGAAGGTCGCGCAGCCGGACGGATCCACCAAGGCCCAGATGGTTCCGACGAAGGGAGACGCCTATATCCCCAAGGACCTGTCCAATGCGATGGCGAAAGCCATCGCCAAAGCGATCCAGCCGAATTGGGGTATCACTGGGGCCAACGCCTTTGACTGGAAGTACCTCGGAACCAAACTCCCCGCTGGGATAAGTCTCTCCGCGCTGACGGCTCTGTACCAGTTCGATGGGACCGGCGAGTCATTGAATGATCGCTCTGGCAACGGACGGCACCTAACGATCAACATCGGGCCGGAGTCGTACTGTGGCATCCCCGTGTCCAGTGGGAGCGGGACAATGGTAGCTATGGCCTTTCCGGAGGACAAGCAGTTGCTGTTGGCCAACGCTTCACACAACGCTGCCTTCAGATACCTCGGCGCGATGGTGGTCGAGCTATTGTTGGTCTACGAGGGCAACACTGGGACCGACGATGTGCTTGTGGACTTCGGGCCACCCGCCCATACCGAGGCCGCGGCGAACAACATTGCCTACTTGCTAAAGGCGCATCAAGACGATGGGATGTTCTACTACATCCACGAGACCGGGGCCGGCATCAACCAGCCGGCCACAGGAAACGCCAAGTCGTCCTACGCATACCCAGGACTGATCCAGCACGTCATCCTCAACAGGACAAGCGGGGGAGACGTGTCCGTGATCCAGAATGGGGTCAAGGTGGTCGAGTGGACTGGTCTCACCCTGCCCACAGACTGCTCCAATGGTCGACTGGCCATTGGGTCTCGTGCGAACTCAGGCATCTCTGAGCAGCTGAATGGAGCGATCGCCTGTATGCGGTTCCTTGGAGGGGTCTCGTACAACCAAGCGCAGTGGGAGGAGTCCTACAAGCGCGTGAGAGGCATCATTACTTGATCGCCAGGGCCTGCTGCGTGTAGACTCCGGCATAGGAGATGAGAACAATGGACCTTTTCCTGGACGATCCAAACGGACTCGAGAAGTTCGCGCAAGCTTTCACCCGCCTGTCCGAGAACCCGGACGACTGGCAAGCCGAGATCATCAACGAGCTTTTCCGACAGGCGCCCTACGTGGGCGACTTCGAGCCGACGCTCGTGATGAACGAGCTCGACCCAGAGCGGCGCTACGCGATGGGGTCCGTGGAGCTCACGAGCAAGACAGCCGTGAACCCGCGGGACGATAGGACGCCACAGAAGCTCCAGGGATCCAAGCGCGTTCTCATCCCGGTGGTAGTCAAGGACGGCAAGATGTTCCCCATGGACGTCTTCATCCACAACGGCAAGGCTCAGCCGCTGACCGAGACGCGCCTTCGCCGTGCGATGTTCAGGCCAGAGATGTTCGAGGCCGCGGCCAAGCGCCCAGGCGACCAGGACATCATGAACACGCTGTACCCGCCCTATCGCTCTGGCGGGTTCGGCCTGGGCGGCAACGCTCGCGTGGGGCAGCAGGAGACGGCCAAGATGGGGTCGGCTCGTGTGTTGCTGGATGACATCCACGGCACCATCAAAGAGGCCGACGTCAAGAACGTGGAGGACATCCTGAACCGCAACCCCACGTTGCAGGCTGCCATCATCAACAACAAGGCCACTCTCGGGTTCATGTCCAAGCTGGCGCAGCCGCGTCAGTCCATCTCCGGCAAGGAGATGCTGAAGGTGGCGCTCAACAACATCCCGCCTAAGGTCGTGCAGGTCTCCAAGACCTCTGGCGGCTTCCTGATCAAGACAGCCAACCCCGACATGCTGGCCCCGGAGGAGAACGAGGTCGACCGTCCGGAGGCGGCAGAGGTAGTGGGCGACGACCTGGTGCGCCAGGTGGAGCGGGATGGCACCGTGACGGTGTCGACGGATGCCACGGTGAAGGACTCGCTGGCTGACATGCGGCTCAAGACCGTGGACGAGTTCGGCGAGTACAAGGTCAAGACCAACGACGGCAAGGAGCTGGTGGGCTGGGTCTTCCCCCGAGTGGTGGACCTCGACGGCACCAACCAGGCGCTGGCCGTCTTCTCGAACGGTTCCGAGTCGGCGATGCAGGAGAACATCGCCGGCAGCCCCGTGGGCAAGGGGACCAACCTCATCGACGAGGAGCCCAACGGCATGGGCTGCTTCTACCTGGCTCGCCAGGGTGGGGCCACGGCCATCGTCCCGATGGAGGTCAAGGGCAAGATGCAGGGAGAGGATGGGGACGTGGGGTACCTGGCCACGACCATCATGGGCGACGAGGTCACCATCAAGCTGGTGCCGGGACTGGCGAAGATCTCGCAGATCGGAGAGGGCAAGTACGGCATCCCGGAGGACTGCGGCTGGATGCCGATGCGCAACATGATCAGCCTGGCGTCGGACCCGGACGGGTACGCCAAGACCGTCGAGGCCAGCGCGATCCTCGGCGAGCGAGTGGAGGTCATGTTCGAGAGCGGAGGGACCTACAGCATGAAGGGCAACCGGCTCGAGAAGCTGGCCTCTGTGCTGCCGGTCAACTTCATCGATCACGACCAGGCTGTGTACAACCTGGCCATTTTGGGGGTCGAACCCCGTTACGCAAAGGAGAAGCTCGCTGAGGCCCGCAGCCATTCCAGGTGGGTTTCCGTCAGCGGAACGAGGCCTGTTGTCCTGGCCTCGGAGATGTATCACAAGGCCAAGACCGCAGCGGCTCAGAGGCTCAACAAGCTGCCGCAGGTCAAGTCCTTGCTGCTGAAGGAGGCGGCAGCTCTGGACGACCCCCTTTCCGTGGACAAGGTGCTGTCGATCGGGTTCCTCAACCCGGAGAACATCGGCACCTTCATCTCGTACTTGCCGGAGTTCGAGGATACGCTGGGGAAGCTCAGCGAGATGCTCGTGGCTGCTCGGCTTGGACTCTCGTCCGTGGATGCTGGGGCTCTGGAGCGCGTCGTGAAACACCTGGACAAGGTGATCGGCGGGCTCCGTGAGCTTGCTCAGCATCCACAGGCATGAGAGAGGTACCGCGAAGCCCTTCAGAGTTCTACATTCGCTACTTGATCTCGACGCAGACTCCTGCGCCGGAAGAAGATCTAAATGCGAATGAGATCATGCAGGCCCTGGAAAGCCTGGGGCTGGACGGGCTTAGTCCGTCCTACATCCGCGAGGTTGCCAAGACGATGGAACCTCGCCCGGACCCCTACCTGCCCGACGATCCCTCAGACAGAGCCAGCCGCGAGTACCTGAAGCTCCACAAGATCTTCGACATGTGGCACCCGAACAAGGGGGTTCGGGAGGCCAGGCTCATCCTGTCGGATACCTTCCTTCGGGAGAAGCTGGAGCCGTTGCTGCTGTCGAGCATGCCTCATCCCTCCGTCGCCAGGAAGCTGCGCAAGTACACCTCCATCGCTCTGACGGCCGAGGGCGTGACCGCCTTCAGCCACTACTTCTGGAACCGACGCCTGCTCACCCAGCCCCAGTGGATGGACTACCTGCAGGGGATGACCTACAGGAACGTCTACGTCCAGAGCCTGGTGACGTCGCACGACATGGTGCCGCGTCACCTGCCCTACGTGATGGGGCTCCAGGGTCCTGGCGCTACGTTCAACAGCGCGGAGGCCGCGGCCCGCATGGGTCAGATCGCCTTCAAGTACGCGCTCGAGCTCGAGCACAGACCGGCCACGCTGGACAACACGCTGGCGCTGAAGAGCTGCATGTCCGTGGTGGAGAAGGCCGACACCATCATGCGCAAGAGCGACGTGATGCTGCGTGACGTGTTGAGGCAGTTCCAGAAGTTCCGAATGAAGCTCGATGAGGCTAAGATCATAGACGTACACCAGCTCACGGACGGCAACTACAGCAAGTCCGGAGAGGGCACAGACGCAGAAGACGAAGAGGACTTCTGATAGGAGGGCCGGATGACTGAACTACCGAAGCCGTCGTTCGCGACGGAGGACGAGATCTTGGAGGGCGGCAAGGCGCTCTCCCAGGCAGGCGATACGACCACGAGCAACGTGGAGAAGGCGGTGCCCCTCGGGGAGCTCATCCTCGATGGGGAGCTGGCCCACGTCCGCTTCATGAAGAAGGACGGCGTGCTCATCTACCACATCTTCCGCGGCGAGGGCGTGCCAGAGAAGTTCTGGGGCAAGGGCGAGTACGGCCTGGTGCTACTGGCGATGGCCGAGGCCTACTGGCCGGTGGACAAGCCGAAGGTGGAGTTCCACGCCGAGACCTGCCGCCAGGAGGTCTACGGAGACGACCCGCGCGAGAACCCCAAGTTCCCTGCCCACTTCTACGGCGCCTACATGATCGCCGTGCCCGGCATCGACAGGAAGCTGATGCTCTCCGAGGAGAAGATCAAGAGCATGGTGGTGGGGCTGGAGGACGAGCTAAAAAAGAGCATCGCCGAGTGGTCGAACGGAAGCTAAATGGGGGCGGCCCGAAGGCCGCAACACCCGGTGAAGCACTGTGGGCCTGGGCGACGCGATACAGCCGCGTCAGCCGCCCAGGTGGCTCGCACCACTGCGTCCACAGTACTTCCCGGTTATCGCCCAAAGCAGGCACCGAGTTGAGATCAACCGGGAGAGGTACTCCTTTCGGAGTGGTACTCGGGGTTGTTTCCACACAGCGAGGACCCCTTCACATCGCTGCAGGCTCAGAATCACCGCGTCCGACTCGGATGGAGAAGCATGAACATCAACTTCAGCTAGAGACGAGCGCTCCCTCGAAGAGCAACCGAGGGCGAGGACGGGAGAGCTGTTGCAAAGGTAGGTCTCTACCCATCCACACGTCTTATACCGAATTGCGGGTGATGTTTTGGCCGTCGTAAATCTGCACAAAGTCCGCACCAAGAAGGCCGAAAGGGTCATTCCTGTGTCCTTCGCCGTGCAGATGATCGACGGCAAGGAGTACCGAGAGCCTTTCTTCGACCTCAACGACCTGGGCGAGCCGGAGGACTACGGCTTCGACGACGAGCCGCGCGATCCCACAGTCGAGGAGTTCGCTGGCGCCAACTTCTGCTACAACGTCTCGCCATCGGAGTTCACCGAGACCGCGATTATGATCGCGGACGCAGGCAAGACGGTGAACTTCTCCTTCGAGGAGCGCCCGTACCTGCGCCGCATCTACGACACGGGGTCGACCAACACGCTGATGAAGTGTGGTCGGCAGGTCGAGAAGTCCACGACGCTCGGCAACAAGACCATCGCCTACTCCTGCCTCAACAACCACTTCCGGTCCCTCTTCGTCGCGCCTTCCGCGGAGCAGGCCAAGGTCTTCTCGAACGACCGCATCAAGGACCCGATCGACATGTCGCCGCTGGTGCAGGCCTACACCAACACGGCGCTGACGAACGCGGTCTTCCACAAGAAGTTCATCAACTACTCGCAGGTCCGCCTGCGCTACGCCTACCTCACCGCCGACAGAGTCCGCGGCATCCCGGCCGATCTGATCACCATCGACGAGATCCAGGACATCCTCGTAGACAACATCCCGGTCATCGAGGAGTGCGCCTCCCACTCGGAGTGGAAGCTCTTCATCTACTCCGGCACGCCCAAGAGCTTGGACAACACGCTCGAGCACTACTGGGCGAACTTCTCGACCCAGAACGAGTGGGTCGTCCCTTGCGAACGCCACGGCACGCCAAACAACCCCTCGAGCTGGCACTGGAACGTCCTCGATGAGGACAACATCGGCAAGAAGGGGCTAGTTTGCGACAGGTGCCACGAACCAATCAATCCCTACCATCCGATGGCCCAGTGGGCCGCGATGAACCCTCAGACCGAGACCAACAAGGACAAGGTCACGTTCGAGGGGTTCCGCATCCCGCAGCTGATGGTCCCCTGGATCATCAACACGGAAGAGGGATGGAACGAGATCCTGCAGAAGCAGGAGCGCTACTCGAGGCAGAAGCTCTACAACGAGGTCCTCGGCATCAGCTACGACAGTGGCACCCGTCCGCTGACGCGCGGCCAGCTCAAGGCCTGCTGCAAGGAGCATATCAGCCTGGCCGACTTCGAGGGCTTCAAGAAGTACGCTCAGGGCACAGACATCTTCGCCGGCATCGACTGGGGCACGGGAGAGAACACCTACACGGTCATCAGCCTGGGCGCCTACCTGGGCACGGGGAACTTCACCATCTTCTGGACCCACAGGTTCACCGGCCGTGAGCTCGAGCCACCTATCCAGCTCGACATGATCTGCAGCATCCTGGCGCAGTACAACGTCGCCATCTGCGGCTGCGACTACGGCGGAGGCTTCGACCGCAACGACCACCTCATACGCGCTTTCGGGCCGCAGAAGATCCTCAAGTACCAGTACAACCCACGCCAGAAGAAGGGGAAGGTCTACTACGAGGAGAAGCTGCATCGCTTCGCTGTGCACCGCACCGAGGTGATGAGCGACATCTTCAACGCCCTCATTCGCAAGCAAATCGACCTGCCGCGCTGGGACGACTTCTTCGACCCCTACGGCCAGGACATCCTGAACATCTTCAGCGAGAAGAACGAACAGGCGCGTATGATCGAGTACAAGCACGCGCCCGGAACGACGGATGACACGTTCCACTCGATCCTCTACTGCTTCCTGGCCAGCATGATCAAGTACCCGCGACCCGACATCATCGCCCCGCTCAAGGACACGGGCGAGGACTTCAACCCGCGGCGGCGCCGTTGACCAGCTAAGAAAAACCTCGCACACCGGGAAGGTGCGGAGGCGCCCGAGCGGGCTGGGTTGGTGGGGCGAAGCAGGTGGCTAGTCGCCGAGGATGAGGCCGGCGAGCTTGGTCCCGAACTGCAGGCCCGGCACGTCGAGGACGCGGCCGGCGACCTCGCAGATGCCGACCAGCACCGCGGCGGCGCCGATGAAGCCGCACACCGTCTGCAGCTTCCCCTGCCACCCGTAGTCCCAGGTGGCCACGAAGACCTCGCCGATGCCGTCCGGGGCGAAGTACTCGGTGAGCTCGGCCTCGAACTGCCCGTACTTCTCCGGGCCGAGGA